GAGTCACGCCCATTACGGCTTTCTTATTGCCTTCTAGGCCTTCAAGAAGTGCAGTCTTCGTATCCTGCCAGCGACTTTCTAATAGTTCTGACATTTTTTTCTCCTTAGTTTAATCCTGCAAGTCTTCTTATGTCAATAACATTGTCTGTTCTTGACTCACTTGCATCTATGTCATTATTTTCTTTATTGCCTGTAATTTCTGTGCCTTCTGTCAACATCGCCTTAGTGTCCTTCGCTGGGGTGTCTCCTGCAATCACGCTAGGTATGTACTTGTCAAACTGTGTCTTTAGTTTGTCAGTATGTACAGATTCCAGCAAATCTGTCATAATCTCTTTTTGCTTCTTGTTCAAAGGAGCAACGAGTTCACCAATGACTTCCGCTCTCTTAGCTGAGTCAGTAATTTTAGCAATTTCTTGCTCCTTAGACTCAACTAGTGCTTTTTGTTCACTAGCTTCAACTTTAGCTTCTGCTAATTGCTTATCCTTCAAATCAACAACTTTTAATAGTTTAGCAGTTTCTGACTTCTCATTGAGATAGCTGTTTGAATATTCGTTAGCAAAACTTTCAAAAATCTTACGTCCGAAATCATTTTTACGAGCTGAATCAATATCTTCTTTAAGCTGAGTAATTTCCTTTTTAAGTCCTTTCTCAACTGTTTCTGCTACTACCTTTGTCGCATCCTTGATGAATTTGCCTTTAACCTTAGCTAGATGATCTTTGGCTTCACGTACTAAACGTACCTTTGTTTCAGCCAAGTCTTTTTTGTCTTCGTAAAACTCTGCTATCTCTTTTGATAGGGAATCAACAACAAAATTTTCCAGTGTTTGGAATTTGCCTGCCATAGCTTTCTGATCATTGTGTAGTTCGCCAATTTCAGTGCCTAGTTGTTCAACAACAAATGTCTTTAATAGGTCAGCGTTTTCACGCATCGCTACCGCATACTTTGCTCTTGCTTCAGCTAGTTTTTGACGATCGTCCGCAAACTCAGAAATTTCAGCGGAAAGTTTATCTTCAAGCATTTTATCAATGGCTTCCACCATTGTTTGCTTGTCATGCTCATACTTTTGAGCAAACTCTTCGCGAAGTTCTGCTGTAGCTTGTAAGCGGTTTTCTTTAACCCTTTCGTTCCAAGCCTGTTCGATTTCTGCTCTGATTTCCTCTGAAATTGCGTTGTTTTCAAAGAGTGTTTTCAGTGCATCTAACATTTTCTTCTCCTTATTAGCGAAGACCGTTGATAATGTTTACCAACGACTCCTTTAGATACTTTTGTGCCTTTTCATCGCCATTTAATTCGCGAGCCATATTCATTGCCTTGTAGCCATGTTTTGTATTCATCAAATGCTCGTAAATGGGAGTCGGATAAGCTCCCGGAGCACTTGGTTGTGCGACGCAGTCAACAGTAATAATTTCAAACTCGCTGACTTCTCCGCTTCCGTCTTCTTTAACATTTCCTGAACCCCTAGATGAGACACCAATTTTAACGCCGTTGTTAATCATTGTTGAAATTAGTTGTCCCATCGGAGTTGGAATTATTTTAAGTTTTCCGTAACCATTAGGCCCATCCATCCACATTTCAGTAATCATGTGTGATACACGGTCTAGGTTAATGTTGAGTCCTTCTGGATGATCTACTTCACCAAGTACACTATATCCGCCTTTGATTTGATCGTTGAGCGTGTTAACAGCCCTACCGATTTCATTCACAGGATATACTCTCTGGTTAGCATTACGTACACCACCTTGGATACATATACCTTTCAAGTACAGGTCCTTACCACCTGACTCGTTGTCGGTATGCTCCACGACCATCTTCGCTTGGTCGAATGATAGTGTTTCAGTTAAAGTTAACATCTACCCTAAGTCCTCAATTAGCTACCGATAGGTGATTTACTATCAGCACCTGATTCGCCTGCGCCTTTTTTCTCAGCGCCGTGGCCTTTGCTGTCTTTTTTCATAGACTTTGAAGCTGATCCACCTGGTACATTTACGTTTCCTGCGGAATCTTCCTTAGGAGTCGTACCTGAACCTTTAGTATCGCCTTCGCCGCCTGCGGCTATGTTACCAGCGTTACCACCCATATCGTTTTTACCCGCTACTGGTGATTTTGCTTTGTGATCTTCACCTTGTTTGTGAGACACTTTGTTAACATACTCACGCATTACTTCACCTTCAGACTTTTTACCTTCAAAAGAAGGAACACCGTCTAATGGTAGTTCTTCGCCAGCAAGTTCGGAAGCAGGCTCAATTGCCTCGTCTTCCTTCTCTTCATCACCCATGTCCATGTCCATGTCAGCGGCATCATCATCTTCGCCACCTTCATCGTCACCTTTGTCAGACATCATTTTTTCAAATTCTGCCTTTAGGTCATCAAGAGCATCTTCTAAGTCAACGACTCTGTCTTCGATTTCTTCGTCGTCGCCTTTATCCTCTTCACCATCATCGTCAGCTTCCATGTCATCGATCATGTCGTCTGCCGCGTCACCGCCCATTGGGTCAGCTTCTGGTGTAATTTCGTCGAAATTTTCGTCTGTTTTTTCGTCTGTAGCTTCCTCAACGTCTTCGTCTGATGCTTCGTCTACTTCTTCGTCTGACTCTTCTTTAACTTCTTCGTCATCTGAAGCTTCATCAACTTCCTCGTCTTTAGCTTCTTCCACGTCTGCATCTTCTGAAGCTTCATCTACTTCTTCATCTGTTGCTTCGTCGACTTCTAAATCTTTCATGTCGTTCTCAAGCATTTTTTCATAGATGCCACGTGATTTTTCTATTACAAATTCATGAAACAATGAATCCGCGCCTTCGCGATCATTGTTTACCAATTTTTCGAGCATTTGCTCTAGTTTTGATTGATCTGCCATTGTTTTCTCCTGTTAATAATTGATGTAAGGCTGTCTAGTATTATTTACACTTTTGTTATAAAATACGTGGAAAATGGCGTCAAAACGGATCGTTTTGACACGTTGGTGTTAAAAATCATAATATTTCCTGAACTCATCAACACTGATGTGTGTCAGGTTATCTACTTTTTTTAACTGTTTTGGTATGAAGTCGTCCCCATTTTCGACTACTCTTATGTACTGTGTTCTGCCATGTCCTTCGCAAGTAGAAGCTGTTTGACGTTCCCAATTACCAAAATATGTTGCTGGTTCACCCGTTCTTTTATAATTGTGTGTTCCTGCGTACAAGTTATTTACCTTTGTTCTGTTTCCTTGGTCATCTTTCTTTCCGTGAAAATCAAAACCTAATATGTAAATTGTATCGTGTCCGTGTGTACTTGCTAACCACAAAGCAGTTGGACCACTACTCCAACCCTTGCTTGGTTGGAAATACTTGAAACCCTGCATGCCATGAAACTGTTTGTTTGGATTTGTCCAGACTTCATTTTCCATTTGCCATTTGTGCTGATTTATTTCTAGTATCATTTTTACGTCAACTGCTACTAGATAGTCTGGTCTAAAGTGTCTATACACAGCATTACAAGCATATACTTTTCCGTAATTTTTAAGTGCGTATAGGTCTATATCTTTTCGACTCTCGCCATTACCTATAACGAAAGCTACCGTCATCGGCTTACCTCTTATACTTCTGGTTGTGCCTGAATGCCGTACATCTGACGTACGAAATCTAACTCTTTTTGTTCTTCTTCTGCGTGGACTTCTGAAGCTATACGTGCTTTGTTGATCTGTCTTAAGGTCAATCGTGTTTTGCGTGTATCATCTCTCTTGACTACACTTTCGTCATCAGTAGCATCGTAGGTTTTATCTTCTACAGGCTCAATGGTTTGTTTATCAAAATAAAATAATTCTCGCAATATCATACTAGTATTTATGCCGGAGGTGTTTCGCCTGCCGGTGCTCCTCCTACTGCTGTGTCACCAGTTGGTGCTCCCGTTGTGTCTGTTGCTCCAGAGGCAACTGTTGGATCTTCACCTTCGGGTGCTACATCCGTTGCTCCACCGATGTCAGCCTCAATACCTGCGCCACTAATACCTGCGCCTCTCATTTCTGATTGTGAGTCAGTTGGTGGTTTGGTCAGGTTCTCATCATTCTCTTCTCTCCACAATCTTTCGTTCTCAGCCATTTCAGCTTCTGACAATCCTAAGAAACGTTTCATAGCATATCTGTTGCTTACGAAAGGAATTGCCTGTATCTGAGCAAACGTGCCTATTCTTTGATTGTCTAGCTC